GCACCGCTAGGCAAAATTATCGACCCCATGCCAGTGGGGTCGTACCCAGAATACGCAGGAAACGTACTAATATAGCCGAATGAAGTGCCTAAAGCAACAGATGACTGACTATCCAAAGTGGCGGCATCCAAGTGATATTCCAAAGGAAAACCTCTCTTGAACAAGGCACGCCAAGACATGGGCCTCTGACCAAAAAAGGTCAAAGTGTCGTCTGATTTCACCGAACCACCCATCGGATCAACCTCATTTTCCTCCATGGGCTCAAGAGGGTCAATGTAAGTTGACGCGGGTGAATACAAATCACCAGGTTTCGCAAAAAAGGCAGCCTTGCCTATCTTGCCGGAATCACAAACGTTAAAGCTCATGTCATCAGAAGAAACATAAACGTTGACAATGGGATTACCAGTAGCTGTGGGGTTGGGTGTGACCAACTCATTCAAAATGTAAATATACAACATGCCATTGTCGGTATTCGCATCGTAAGTTGTGGAAGTTACGCCACTATCAGACCCAACGTGCCAAGCGAGGTTAGGGTAGCCCGAAGAATTGTTCCTAGTGTTATGAATAACATCCGGAACCCTCAAATAAGGCTTAGTCTGACCCCAAGTGACGTGTTGAGTAAACTCCTCAGTGGTTGAACAATCAATAACCCTACTGTAAGTGGTGTTAAGGTCTGGATTGCTATAGCCACTCAAGCCAGGATTGGGATCGTAAACAACCTTAAGTCTAAATTTGTGAAACGTTGATTTCATAATTCTAAACTTAAACTTGATGGAGCCCTTCCAGTAAACGAATGGCTGGCTTGCGTGACAAAGTGGCGTTTGGTTAATCATGCGTCCTCTTTCCCCCCTGCCTGAAGTGGTGGAAGGAGTGACAGTGGATAAAGCTGGCATGACCCTCATGGCAGCTATCTGCTCTCCGGAAGTTTGTGATACCGTAATCGGAAATTGAAATAGCAAAGCGTCCTGCTTACACTGGTCTGCAATTACGAGCCTATCAGGCTCGTCAATGCCAACAGTGCTAGAACTAACAGAAAGCTCTTGCTTTGGATCAATAGAAAGCTTAGATATGTGCTCAAAAAGAGTCGTAGAAGCAGTGTTAGACAAATAACTGTTCACAACCCTAGTATCAACTGACTGAGGGTTAACTCTGTCAAAGCCAAAAGCTTTAGCTACTGAACCAATACCCCTGGCAACTTTTGAAGCAACCGTGGCTGGACCACCCAACACGGGTGTCATGGTGTCAAGCCCATCAGCAATGGCAGTTGCAGTGTCAGAAATGATGGAAGGGTTTTCCGTCGAAGACGGAACTAAAGAACCTGACACAGCATTCGTGGGAATGGAAAGATTCACATTCTCTGCCCAAGCAAAAACAGTAATAGTAACTGGGGCATTTGATGCATTAGCATTTCTAAGAGGCATAAAAGAAGTAAATCTCAACTGCCCAGCACCCTGCCAATCCCTAGCTGGTATAGAATACCAATTATAAGGTTGAAAAAAGGGTAACGTAATGTTACCACCTTCAGACTTGGTCGGAGATATGCTGAAATTGGGCCTCTGTGTATAATAAATAAGGCCGTCAACATCAGTGTAAGGGTCACCATCAGGTGTTGGAAGATATGAAACAAGCAAATCACCATAATAAAAGGCATTACCATTAATCACGACTTTAACATGAATGTTGCATCGTAACAAATTATAATTGTCTATTTTCTGAGTGACTTTTGAATCGTTAAGATATAGTGACCAAGGATCTATCACAAAATCTGCATCGGAATTAACATCCCAAGAATGCTGATGAATTTGAATGGGACGTTTAAGAAAGTCCGCAAGCGTTGCATCAGAAGCTCCTCCCTGAGAATAAGCTCCATCCATAGAAGTAGGGATAGTAGTATCGTGTTGAATCTCATCGTCCTCAAGACACACGTTTTCTTGAGAAGTGCAGCCTTCCGTAGTTGAAAAGCTAAGAGTCGAATTGGGGACAAAGTCCCTGTTAGTTTTAATCGCGTCAAGCGCGGAGTTAAGAGTTAAAAGAAAAATTTTCATGGTTAATAATATAAGAGTCGGGCTTGCAATTTCGATCTTCAGGGCGCCGAATGCCGTAGAAGAAAGTCCATGTCTCGGTAGGAAGCCGGATTTGTTAGGGTGTTTACTCACCACT